TAAAAGTTCAAAAGGGAGTGCTTATAATATAGAAACGTAAACTCGTTTTCTAGGAGTTCTAATCTCCTCACTTCCACCAAAAAACTTTTCAACCCCTTGACTTTTAATTAATTTTATGGTATAATTAATTAAAAGGAGGCGATATTAATGCGGCTTGTAATATAGTCGCAAGAGGATTCTGTTAACCTTTATAGCTTATTAAATAAGCAGTTCTTTAATTATCTAACGAATAATTAAATAACATAACAGAAAGTGTCAAAAACGTGGTATAATAAGTTAAGGAAAAAAAGTTAATAAAAAACTTTTTTCAACCCCTTGACAAAAAGCCGAAAACATGGTATAATATAAACATACCAAAAAAAAATTATTATAAACAAAGGAGAAATAACTATGCTATCACAAAACTCAATCAAGATCTTAAACTTTTTACAAGGTGCAGGTGCACCAATCACTGCAAAGGCTTTAGCGGCTGAATTAGGCTTAAAAACAAATCAAATAACAGGCTCTGTAACTGCAATGTGCACAAAAGGACTAATGGAAAGAGTTAAAGAAACTCTTACAGATGAAAACGGCAAAGACGTTGTTGTTACAAAAATAGTTATAACTGGAAAAGGAAAAACTTTTGATGCAGTAGCAGCAAACGCACAAGAAGAGGCAGACAAAGAAGCAGCAAAAGCGGCTAAGAAAGCTTTGAAAGAAAAAGTAGCAAACTCTTAATTAACATAAGCACCCAATTGAATATTAATAATCTTTTGGGTGCATTTTTTTTGTCAAAATAATAATAAAATATAAAGGAAGTATAAAAATGAGTGAATTAAAAAATATTGTAACAATTGAAGGCATCGCACATTCTATAACAATAACTCCATGCAAAAATGGAACAACTACAATGATTAAAACAGTTGTATCTGTAACTAATACTGAGGGAAAAAGTTTTTTAGTGCCAACAATATTCTTTGGTAAAAATGACTCAAAAATATTAGCTATGGCTAGACAAACATTGGATAATATGGTAACCATTGTTACAACTGAAGACCCAAAAAGTGCTGACAATATTCGCATACAAGGTGAGTTGGGGGCAGACCTAAAAGGCGAGTTACAAATTACCGCAAAGTTCTTTAACAAGAAAGACAAAGGTGACGACTTAGTTGGAGTTATATTTGATGTAGAAGGTGTATACAAAAGTTGTATACCAGATGAAAAAATAGAAGGTTTGTATAATTTATCACTACAACACTTAGGATACAATGATAGATTAACCAATATAATAATATCTGTAAAGGATTTAAAAAAGGCAAGTGCTATAAAAGAGCATTATCGAAAAGGTGATACCATAAACATAGTAGGAAAAGTAGATGTTTTAGAAAAAACAACAACTTTTAAACAAGAAATGTTATTAGGTGAACCAATAGAGAAAACAAAAGTTGAAAGAAAATATATTGCATTACTAGAGAATGGCTCAGCCCCATATAAAGGCAACGATGCAGTTAGTGAAGAACGAATGCTAAAAGCTATGACCGCTGCAAAAGAATACGCCGAGAGAAGAGAGCAACAACAAAAGCAACAGACAACACAGACACCAGTTAGCTTTTTCTCTTAAAGGGGGGTTTTAAATGATAGGAATAAAAAATACACTCCCGAAAGAAGTCAAACCTAGCTTAATCTTATATGGAAAACCAAAGAGTGGAAAAAGTTCCACTCTTGCAACTTTCAAAAAAGCCATTATTTGTGACCTTGAAAAAGGCTATGACGAGCACTTTGGGTTTATGGGCGACACAGTAAATTCTTGGGATGAATTTTTAGACTTTAAATCCGAACTAAAGAAAAATAGAGAGTGGCGTAAACAATATAGTTGGGTTATTATAGATACTATGCCAAAACTCTATGAATACGCAAAAGCCTTTATAAGAGAAGAGCAGAATGTTCAATTTCTTGATAGCTTGGCTTTTGGAAAAGGTCATATTTATCCTACTGATTTAGTTATGAATGCACTAAACGAAATAAAAGAGTTAGGCTATGGAATAATTTATGTATTACACTCTAACGAAAAAGAAAAGAAAGGTATAGATGAAAAGGTAGAAAGTTATATATATCCAGTATTAGAAAGTCGCCCTTTTACCATAATTAGTGCTGATGTAACTGCTACTGTTTATTTTGCAAATGAAAAGGGGAAAAGTTTATTTTGTTTAGGTAGAAATGCTGCTTATGCAACAGGCTCAAGACTAGAAAAGTATTTACCAAACACAATTCCAGCAACTGAAGATGATTTAATAAATGCCTTTACCAATGCAAGAGCTAAAAAAGCTGCAGAGTCGGGTATTAGTATAGAAATGGTTGACAAAGAGGTTAATCAAATGTCTGATAGTGAAAAATTCACAAAATTAATGGCTGACTTAAAAGAAATTTATACTGCACATCCAGATAAAATAGATGCGTTTTCTAAAGCACAATTAAAAATATTTGGCGAGGAATTTAAACAGACTGATTTGTCGCCACTACTAAATACCAAATTAATTTTATTTTTAGACGAATTAAAAAAATATATAGAAGGATAGTTTAATCTATCCTAAAGGATATAATATGATAATAACGAAAGAATTTGTATTGGAGAATTTTTCTAGGTTGTTAAAATACAATCTGGAAAATCCAAAAGATAAACTTATTATACCAATGGAAGAGTTATCTAAATTAGATAGTGATACTTCTGATATGGCGAAAAAATGTCGTCAAATATTATTAGAAAATAAAAGTGTTTTTAATTTCGTAGATAAAACTTTTAACGACCTTAAAGATGAAACAGAAAACAACCTTTTAGCAACATATTCCTTAGAAGAAGGATTATCTTGGGTAAAAAGTGGTAAAAAGCTATTTAAATTCGCCGAGGATAAAATTCAAAGTAACACTAAATATATAAATGATTTACAAAATGTAGAATTGATAGATGCAGCAAATAATTTTTTGGCAAACAATGATGAAAGTGTTTTGTCAGATTTTAATAAAGATTGTTATTATGTAATAGGCTATGAAGGTGATAATGCTTATGCAAACACTATCTACTATAAAGACAAGTGGGTCAAACTAGGTACTGATGTAAAAATTTCTAGGGATTGTAAACCTAGAAATATCGAGCAAAAAATCTTAATGAATGAATTACTTAAAGATGAAAAAACTATAATAAGAATACTAAGTTCTTTTGGAACAGGTAAAACTTTTATATCATCTCATTATGCTTTATCAAAAGTACGAGATGGAAAGAAAATTGTTTTAATTCCAAATAATTCTACCGTAGAATTTGCAAGAGAGACAGGTTTTTTAAAGGGTGATTTACTAGATAAGGAACTTTCATATTTGGGTGGATTTGTAGATATAGAGGGGATAGATGCTATTTGTGAAAAAGTGGCAAATGAAGAAATAGAAATTGTCTCATTATCACAAATACGTGGTAGAAGTTTTTCTAACTGTATTGTACTGGTTACCGAAGCACAAAATCTAACAAAAAAACATATCAAATTGCTAGTATCAAGAATAGGTGAAGGTAGTAAAATTATTTTTGATGGCGACATCAAACAGACAGACAAAAATGTTTTTAGAGAGGACAATGGTCTGTTAGCATTAGAAAAAATAAAAGACTCAGAATATAAACAATTATATTCTGATTGTCAATTAGTCAAGACAGAGAGAAGTCGTACAGCTTGTGTAGCCGATTTCCTATAAAGTAATGGGTTGTTTGCTAAAAGTAAACAGCCCTTGCTTTTTATCGAATTGTCAAGAACACCTGTGACTTCAGTCATGGGATGAATTGACTACATATGTTAAACAAAAATATCCTAAATAATTAATTAAAACCTTGACAAAATCATATACATATGTTAAACTGTATGTGAGGTGATAAAAATGTCAGAAATTAAAACTGGTAGAGGTTATGTATATTCAATTCAATATCATATTGTTTGGTGTATAAAATATAGACATAAAATAATCACACCTAAAATTGAGAAATCATTAATAGAAATATTACGAAAAATTGCTAATGATAATGAATTTTCAATTATTGAAATTAATACGGATTTAGACCATATACACTTACTTATTGATTGCAAACCTCAACATTATATTCCTAACATTATTAAAGCCTTAAAAGGTGTAAGTGCAAGATTATTAATGTTAGAGTATGGGGATGAACTTAAAATGAAATTATGGGGAGGACATTTGTGGAATCCATCATATTTCATAGCAACAGTTAGTGAAAATACAGAAGAACAAATAAGAAATTATATTAAAACTCAAAAAGAAAGGTAGGTGAATAAAGTGGAAAAAGCATATAAGTTTAGAATATATCCTAATAAAAATCAAGAAATATTAATTCAAAAAACATTTGGTTCTTGTAGATTTGTTTATAATCATTATCTTGCTAAAAGAATTGAAATGTATAAAACAGATAAAACTACAATTAATTATAATCAATGTTCAAATGATTTAAAGAATTTGAAATTAAATTATTCTTGGCTAAAAGAAATAGACAGTATTGCAATTCAATCTTCTTTAAAAGACTTAGACCAGGCATATAAAAATTTCTTTAGGCGAGTTAAACAAGGTGATAAAAAAGCAGGATTTCCCCTCTTCAAATCTAAAAAAGATAATAGAAAATCCTATAAGACAAAATATACTAATGGAAATATTAAAGTTTTAGAAAAACAAATTAAGTTGCCTAAATTGGGTTTAGTTAAATGTAAAGTATCAAAACAAATTGAAGGTAGAGTTCTTAATGTAACAATATCTCAAAATCCTAGTGGAAAATATTTTGTATCTGTATGTTGTGCTGATGTAGAAATTCCACAATATTCTCCTACTAATTCTATTGTTGGAATAGATTTAGGAATTAAAGAATTTGCTATAACATCTGACGGTATTCATATAGAAAACCCTAAGTTTTTAAGAAAGTCAGAAAAGAAACTTATTAAATTACAAAAACAACTATCTCGAAAAACAAAAGGTAGTTCTAATCGTAATAAAGCAAGAATTAAAGTAGCAAGATGTCATGAAAAGATTGTTAATCAAAGAAAAGACTTTCTAAATAAAACAAGTACAGAGATAATTAAAAATTATGATATTATTTGTTTAGAAACTTTAAAGATTAAGAATATGGTTAAAAATCATAAAATGGCTAAAAGTATTTCTGATGTATCATGGGGTGAATTTGTAAGACAGATACAATATAAAGCTGATTGGTATGGAAGATTAGTTCAGAGAGTAGATACTTATTTTCCTTCAAGTCAGTTATGTAATGTATGTGGATATAAAAATTCTGATACTAAAAATTCAAGATTAAGAGAATGGGAATGTCCACAATGTCACACTGTTCATGATAGAGATGTAAATGCTAGTAATAATATTTTAAATGAAGGATTAAGACTTTTAAGTGCTTAATTAAGATAAGAGTACGGCAGGAATTGTCGGAATTTAAGCTTGTGGAGAATATGTAAGACTAAATTAGTTAGCAACGTTCTGTGAAACAAGAATCTCGTCACTTTAGTGATGAGAGATTCAACTAAAAATATGCTATAATTGATACAAATACTAAGAAAGAAGGGATAAATTTGAATAGTGAATTAATAAATCTTTTTATTGATAAAGTTGGGCGAAAGCCTAACGATAGAGATATGAGTACACTTGCAGGTTTAAAAACTACAATGTCAGAAGAAAGAATAATAGAGCTTATTCTTTTTTGGACAGAAACAAAAGAAAAAGAACTAACTTCTTTTGCAATTATACCTTATTTGAAAGAGGAATACGAGCTGTATTTGGAAAATATAGATATAATAAAAAGAAGAATGGAAAAACAGAATATTAAAGAAACACCTGTAAAAAAAATAGTACGCCAAAAACAATGTAAAATTGTTCCAAAAATAAATTTGGAGGACTTAGGGAATGAATAAAAGTAATGTTGCACAGGTATTAGGAGTTTTGTGCAAGAACCCACAAATCCTCCAAAGAACAGACGAATTTCAATTATCACCAGATGATTTTGATAATATTTTAGACAAATATATATTTAGTACAATATATAATTGTTTTAATGAAGGTGCAGAAAGTTTAACTATTATTGACATCGACAAGTCTTTAAAGCTTAGTCCTGCGGCATATAGCGTTTGGGAAAGAAATGATGGGGCTAACTATCTAACTCAAGCAATAGACTTGGGTAATGAAGGGAACTTTACAAACTATTACAACAATCTAAAAAAAGCCAATTTGTTAAGAGATTTGAATAAAATAGGTATTGATACATCATGTATTTATTCAACGGATGTATTTGATGAAGATATATCAGAAAAAAATGAGTCATTTCAAAAGATGACAACACAGGATATAACGGAATTTTTTAAAAAAAAGTTGGGAATATTGGAATATAAATATGGGCTATCTGAAGTTGAAACAATAGATATGGGGCAAAAAATTAGAGGTATTTTCTCTGATTTTGAAACAAATTCAGTTGTTGGTGCTAAATTAATGGGTGATTATTTTAACACAGTCGTCGGCGGAGCAAGAAAAGGAACACTGTTTATGATGTCATCTACTTCGGCAGGTGGTAAAACACGTAATGCAATAGGTAATGCTTGTGAATTGGCTTTTCCAGTTAGATACAATTGGCGAACAAATGAATGGGAAAGACGATATAGTTCAGATAAAGTTCTATATATTGCGACTGAACAAGATGAAAAAGAAATTGGTTCTTTAATGTTAGCATACTTAACTGGAATAAATGAAGATTAGAAGTTAGTTTTAATATGTGCGTTTCGCAATAGATTGCTTTAGCAATTTTACAAAACTAACGAAATAGTCCCTTCATACCGTGAGGTATGTCGAGAACCCTTTGAATTGCTGGAAA